TACAGCTCAAATAAAGGCTTTAAGAATTGCTGATAATAAAGTAGCTGAATCTGAATGGGATTATGAAATGCTTGGAATAGAACTTGAGGATTTAAGCTTGCAGGGGTTTGAATTAACTTTAACTGGATTTGATGATGATGAAATAGAAGCTATCTTACAAACCGGTGAAGAAGAGGAACTAAGGGATGATGACTTTGATGTTGATGCAGCGTTAGATGAAGATTATTTAACTGAAAAAGATGATATTTGGCTGCTTGGTAGACATAGAGTATTATGTGGAGATAGCACTGATAGCTCAGATATTGGCCGTTTAATGGATGGTAAAATAGCAGACATGGTTTTTACTGACCCACCTTATAATGTCAATTATGAGTCTAAGAATGGCCTTTCAATTGAAAACGATGATATGGAAAATGATGAATTTTATAATTTTCTTTATGATTTTTATGGTGCTGCATTAGAACATACCAAAGAAGGCGGTGCAATTTATGTCTGTCATGCTGATTCTGAAGGAGTAAATTTTCGCAAAGCTTTAACTGATTCAGGTTGGTTATTAAAACAGGCTATAGTTTGGGTTAAAAACCAGTTAGTGCTTGGCAGGCAGGATTATCAATGGAAACATGAGCCTATTTTGTATGGTTGGAAACCGGGAGCTGCTCATTGCTGGAATGGTGACAGAAAACAGACAACCGTTATCCAGGATTCACCACAAGTGAAAGTTAAAGAAAAGGGAGATTTATTTGAAATACATTTTGATACAGGAATTCATACTGTAGTTATGAGAGTGCCTTCCTATGATATTTTAAGCAGTGGTGATGACACCGATAAAACAATCTGGTATTTTGATAAGCCAGTGAAAAGTGCTGAACATCCAACAATGAAGCCGGTAGGAATACCTGGCCGGGCTATAAAAAATTCTACAAAGAAAGATGAAATAGTTTTAGATCCTTTTGGAGGTAGTGGCTCTACGTTAATCGCAGCAGAACAGACTGGTAGGATTTCTTATTTAAACGAGTTAGATCCTAAATATGTTGATGTAATAGTTAAGCGATATATAGAATTTAAGAATAATAATTCTGATGTATTTTTAATTAGAGCTGGAGAAAAAGTTCCATATAAAGATTTAATTTAAATTATTTTTATTATTATATGCACCTGTCAAAGGGTGCATTTTTTTATGTCAAATTTTAAGAAATGAGGTGATCAAGGTGTCACAAAGAGGTAAATATGATCCAGATATAACACCAGAAATTGCAGAACAATATGCTAGAGATGGTTTAATTAATAAAGAAATAGCAGATAAATTAGGTATATCTACAAGTACTCTGTATAACTGGCAGAAAAAACATGTGGAGTTTTTGGAGGCCTTAAAAAAGGGAAAACAAGTTGTAGATGCAAAAGTAGAAAAAGCTTTGCTTAAACGTGCCCTTGGTTATGATTATGAAGAAATAAAAGTTACTGTTAATGAGTCTGGTCAGAAAAGAGTAGAAAAGACTAAAAAACAGGTTAAACCCGATACAACAGCTCAAATATTCTGGCTTAAAAATAGGCTGCCTGATAAATGGAGAGATAAACATGAGATTGATCAGAATATCAATAATATTACAGGAGTAGAAATTGAATTCATTGAGGATGATTAGGCATGAGAATGAAAATAAAGCCTAAAAAGTCCGATTTTAATCCTATATATTTCAAAAAAGGTTTAAATAATGACAGCTACTTTCAGATATATTTTGGTGGTTCTTCTTCAGGTAAAAGTTATTTTCTGGCTCAAAGAGCAGTTCTAGATGTAATGAAAGGTAGAAATTATCTTGTTGTAAGAAAAGTTAAAAATACTGTTAGAGGATCAGTTTTCAATGAGATAAAAAAATCAATAATAGCTTTTGGATTAAGTAAATATTTTAATATAAACAAATCTGAAATGACTATTACCTGTTTAATAAATAATAAGCAGATCATGTTTGGTGGACTTGATGATGTAGAAAAGATTAAATCTATCACACCTATTAATGGAGTAGTAACAGATATCTGGATTGAAGAGGGTACTGAAATAATTGAAAATGATTTTAAGCAGCTTAAGAAAAGACTGAGAGGTCAATCGCAGCATAAAAAGAGATTAACAATTTCTTTTAATCCGATTCACAAATCTCATTGGATATACAAATATTTCTTTGGTATTTGGCAAGATGATAAACAGTTTATTAAAGGGTCCATTGACGGTTTACCATGCAGTATTTTAAAGACAACTTATAAAGATAATGAGTATTTGACAGCTCAAGATATTGCTAACTTAGAAAACGAATCAGATAAATATTACTATGAAGTTTATACCTTAGGTAACTGGGGTGTTCTTGGTAATCTTATCTTCAACAACTGGAAAACTAAAGATTTATCTAAATATATTCCATCATTCGACAATATTTTTTACGGACTGGATTGGGGTTTTTATCCCGATCCTTTTGCATTTGTTAAGTTTCATGTTGATGAGAAAAAGAAGAAAATTTATATATTTGATGAGCTTTACTTATATCAGCGTACCAATGATACTTTGATTGAAAAAGTTAAAGAAAAATATGATGGTGGTCGAAGAATTGTAGCTGATAGTGCTGAACCTAAGAGTATTAAATATTTTAAGAATAACGGTGTCAGAATAAATGGAGCAGATAAAGGTCCAGGTAGCATTGAATATGGGATTAAGAGGCTTAAAGATTATGAAATTATTATTCATACTGAATGTATTCATACTAAAAATGAGTTTTCTCTCTATAAATATAAAGAGAACAAAGATGGAGAAATATTACCGGTGCCAGTAGACAAAAACAATCATATTATAGACAGTATTCGTTACGCTACAGAGGAATTAGGAAACAAAGCAAATCTTACACCAAGGAAAAACAAGCCTGCAGGATATTAGGAGTTGATGAAGTTATGAGTTATTTAAGTAAAGGTGATAGTTGGCCACCTACTGATGATGATCGCAAAAGAATAGAAAAATATAAAGAAAATAAAAAATTATTCAGAGGCAGACATGATGAAATATTTAAAGATGTGCAGCGGAGATTAGAAAGTTCTGATCAGAAAGCTATGACCTATCTTGTTGCCAACTATTGTGGCCTGCTTTCTAAGCTGTCAGCAGATATGCTTTTTGGTGAACAACCTAAATTTAAAGTTAAAGATGAAAAAACAGATTCTAAGCTGCAGGAGCTAATTACTCAAAATAAATTATATACAGGCCTTTATGAGTCAGCCTTAGGTAATTCTTATCGTGGTGATTCTTGTTATAAAGTTAGATATGCTAGAAAAAATAAATTTTCTAAAGAACGCAGCATAATCATTGAATCTCAAAATCCTAATTATTTCTTTGTAGAGCAGGCAGATGACAATATCCGACAAATAAACAGACAGATTATTGGTTGGGATTTCATGAAAGATATGGACGGTGATGATATAGAAGACACCAGGTTTTTAAAACTGGAAGTCCACGAGCCAGGTAAAATATTTAACTTTTTATATAAAATTAGTGGGTATACAGTTCAGGAAGAGGTCGCACTTGATACTTTATACCCTGAGCTTGATAAAATGCAGCAAACAGGAGTAGATGACTTTATCATAACTCATATACCCAACTGGCGTGATGATGAAGTTTTCTGGGGTTATAGTGACTATTTGGATATTAAGAGCCTGCAGGATGAAGCTAATAATAGAATAAGTCAGATTTCTAGAGTTTTAGATAAGCATGCAGACCCAAAAATGAAAGGGCCAGCAGAAGCTTTAGATGAAGATGGTCGGGTTGATGTATCTGGCAGTAAGTATTTCCCTTATGAAAAAGACGGAGCTGAACCAGGCTATATAACTTGGGAAGCGAAACTTGAGATGGCATTTAAACAGATAGATTATATTCTTAAAATGATGTTTTTAGTTACTGAAACTTCACCTGATGCTTTTGGCTTGAGTGAATCTAATGTAGCTGACTCTGGTAGAGCCTTAAAATATAGATTGATGAGATTGCTTTCTAAGATTGCAAGGAAGAAACGATATTATGATGATGGTATTAAAGATATTCTATATAAAGCACAATTAATGGATATCTATCATAATAAGAAAAAATATGAAGCAGAAAGACCATCTGCCACCTGGAGAGATGGCATACCTGATGATTCTAAAGAAGAAGCAGAAGAGACTGAAATACTTGATAGAGCAAAAGCAATTAGCATTAATGAAAAGGTTAGGAAAAATAATCCCGATTGGTCTGAAGATAGAATTAAAAAAGAGATAGCTCGGATTGAGTCAGAAATAGAAGAACAGCAGTCAACTTCACCATACACTATTTAAGGTTGTGAGATAAATGGCAGATATGTATGATGAATTATCAAATATTATTAATGGAATAGAAACTAATCCGGCCAAAAAAGAAATACTACAGATACTTGATAAATATAAGAAAATTACTGATTCTATTGACAGAGAGGCTTTAAAGTTAAAGCAGATGGGTAATAAAAAAGATATGCTGGCCCAGTTGAACAGGTTGAGAAAAAGAGCTGCTCAAGATTTAACTGAACTGGCTAAAAGTGCTGAAAACTTCGCCCGTATTGCTGCACCAAAAAGTAATTTATCTGGTAGAGAGTTAGCAAATAATTTTATTAAACAACAAAGTAAGTATGTTGATGATAACGGTGAAGTCATACAAATCTTTGATTTAATTCCTAAAGATAGAGAAATGATTAAAAAAATGACTGAAAAAGTTACTGCTGATATGCTTCGAGATGTCAGAATGGTTAATGATTTCTGGAGAAAACGGTTTGATGGAATTGTACGGGAAGGGATTAATGATGTTAGGGGAATTAATCTTATTAAACAACCAGGTATTAGAGGTGGTACAACTACTGGTAAAGAAATTGGCAGCCGTCTTTATAAGGAAATAAAATATAACGGACTCAAGCTTATCGATAGTGCTGGCCGCAGATGGGAACCAGATAGATATATTAGAATGTTTGCCCGTACTAGGACCAGGGAGCTGCAAACGCAGGGCATCGAAGAAAGGATGAATGATTATGGTTTTGATTTAGTTAAGATAACTGAACATACAGATGTTGATGGAATGGATATTTGTAATTTTTATGAAGGAAATGTTTATTCTTTATCAGGAGATCATCCTGATTATCCAAAACTTGATGCAAGACCACCATTCCACCCTAATTGTGCTCATGTAATGACACCTTGGATTGAGAGATATCAAATTTTAGTAAGAGCTGCATAAAAAATTAATAAATAAATATTTATAGAACACTCCATAACTGGGGTGCTTTTTTTATGTCCAGACTGGGGAAGACATTAAAAGCTAACTGGTATATAGCTGACGAGCTTAAAACGGTGGTCGACAGACCTAAAACAGGAATTATAAAAGGAGTTGTATAAAATGGATGAACTAATTAAATTTTTGAAAGAAAATGATGTTGAGATTACAGATGATCTCAAAGGGGAAATAAAAAACATCTGGAATAGTAATTTGCCTAATGAAGACGATTTATTTACTCAGGATGATGTCGATGAGATTGTCAAAAAGAGACTGGCCCGGGCCGAAAGTTCTTATGAGACTGAAATTAATGAATTAAAAGAAGCAATGAAAGATTTAGTTGATCCTGAAAAGTTGGAAGAGTATAAAGAAAAAGTTAAGGAGCTTGAAGGTAAAGCTGAGGAACGTGAAAAAGAATTAAAAACTGAATATGAGCTGCAGTTAGCAGCCAAAGATGCTGGAGTTAAAGATCCGGAGTATTTTGAGTTTTTAGTTGAAAAGAAGGGTATTAAAAACAGACTGAAACTTGATGAAGAAGGAAAAGTAGTTGCTACTGATAAAGAAGGTAATATTTTAACTGAAGACGGTAAAAAGTTGGGGCCATCTGTTTTGATTAATGAGATTAAAGAAGAAAAGCCAGATGTTTTTGGTGAAAAAGAATTTGACAAAGATGCTGGAGGTGGAGGTGGAAACCCTCTTAGAAGTGGTCCAAAAGATAAGAAAAAGAATACTGAAAGTCTGGCCATGGAATTAGGATACAAATCTAAAAAGGAGAGTGAATAATAATGACTTTAAAGCCCAGTGTTACTGAAGAACTTGAATTTATAAATATCTTAAAGTCTAGACATGCCCGTTATATTGACGGAGCAAGAGTTGTAAGTAAAGAAGCTGTTAACGGTGACTATGTACCACCAGGAGCTGCCATTGGTAAATTAAACAGCTCCGGTAAATATGCACCTGTTACTAGAGATAAGGTAGCAATTGGTGGAGCAGATGCAGCTGAAAACACTATTCCTCTAAAAAATCTAAATGAGGAAGATTGGCATAATTGGCAGAAGGGTGATGAAATAATTTGTGATCCAGGTGGAAGTAATGAAGAAACAGCCATTATTACTGCTATCGATGAACCAGCAGGAACTTTGACTGTGGATGGAATTACTACAGCTCATGCTGAAGATATTGTTATTCAAAAGAATGATGGGGCTGCTGCAGCTGAATTTGTTTGTACTGAACTGATTGATGTGTCTGATGAAGACGCTTTAGTTGGAGGTATAGTCCATGGGGCAGTTTATGCTTTAAGAATGCCTAATTATGATGAGCAGGTTGCTGCAGACTTGCCAATGATAGCTTTTGAATAATACTTTAAAATTTAAAAACTAGGGAGTGAGATTAAATGCCTAAAGAAAAATTGGTTGACACAATTGAAAATGAATTTGGAATAGATTATTTAGGATTTTTACAGGAAATTGATGAACCTGAAAATTATATAGGTTCTGCTTATTTACCTGTCCAGGAAGAATTTGATTATGACTGGGTTTATCATATTTTTGATAATACCACAGCTATGGCAAAGATAATGTCCAGAGGAGATGCAGAAGCACCAATAGTTGGTGGCCCGGCTATTAAAAAAGTTGCTGGATCTGTTGTGCCCTTTGGACAGAAGTTTGAAGTGAATAAAGCCATTTTAAATAAAATCTTTAACCCTCGCAACGATAATGAGCTAAAAAGAAACTTGCGTCAGATTTTAGATGAATCTGCACGAAACGTACGCTCAGCTCAAGCAAGACGAGAGTGGTTAAGATGGCAGGTAATGGCTAAAGGAGCTATCGTATTTAATGATAAAGATGAAAATGAGAGACTAGCTGTTGATTTTGGTGTACCATCTAAACATAAAATTGATAGTTCTGCTCTAGAAGGGGATTCATGGGATGGAGCTTCTCCTAAGCCATTAAGTGATTTGATAGCAGCTTGTGAGACTTATTTCAGTACAAATGATGAGATGCCTTCAAATATAGTCATGAGAAGAGCTGAATTAAGAAAACTAACAGGTTCCACTGAAGTAGCAAGTGAATTTTCCGATAATGCTACTCGTATTTCTCTAAGTGTAATTAATGATTATCTGGTAAGTTTAGGATATCCAGAGATTATAACTTATGATGAATTTGTAAAACATGAAGATAAAAAAGGAAGACCTACTGTTACTGAATACTTTGTACCTAAAGGTAGAGTTGTTTTAGTTAAACAGTCTGCTGGACAGGCTATTGAAGATACTGGCCGTTTAGTAATGGGTCCTGTTGCAGAGAATGATTTCCAGCCAGGTATCTTTACTACAATCTATGAAGAAAATGATCCAAAGAAATACTGGCACTTTATGAAGACTGAAATGTGGCCAGCAGTATATAATCCTGAATATGTTTTTTATATGGACGTATTGTCTGCATAAATAATGCGAGCACCTTAATTGGTGCTCTTTCTTATTTAAAGGTGGTGGAAATTATGTTGAAAGTTCAAGCTGATTGGAAGGTTGGCTATCCAGCTGGCCCGGATAAAAAGATTTATTTAGAAGGTGATGTATTTAATTGTGATGATAAATGGGGGCAGATGAAAGCTGGTCAAGGGAAGATTACTATTTTAGAAAAAATTGAAGAGAAAAAGAAAAAGCCAGTTATCAAAATTACTGAACTAACTGTCAATGAAGCAGATGAAGTTATTGATAATTGTAAAGATATTAAACAGCTAAAAAGTTGGCTGTTAGAAGAGAAAGAAAATAAAAACCGAAAAACTACACTTGAATATCTAACTGATCGCTTAGAAGAACTGAGAGAGTGATAAAAATGCCTACAATAGCTGCAGCAAATACTTATTTTTCAATGAGACTCTGGACTTCGGAATGGGATGATTCAAATGATGAAAAGAAAAAGGCTGCTTTATCTCATGCTCAAAGAGAAATTGACAGCTTGAATTTCAGTTCTAAAATGTCGAGAGAGGACTATAATAAAGCCGTATTTGAGCAGACGATATTTCTGCTTAATCTAGGTCCTGAAGATAGAAAAAGGCTTAATCTAAAGGCTCAGGGTGTTCAGAGTATTAATATTTCACAATCAGTTAGTGAGGCTTATATATTAAATGGTATTGCTTATGCTCCAACAGTGCAGCAGCTTGTAAAGAAATATAAGTATCAGGTTGGTGATCTTATATGATAAGAAGTTATTTTAATGCTGTTGCAGAAAAAATAAATAAATTTATTAAATCAGATGGTTATGGTAACCCTGAATTAGAAGAAATAGCAGAAAATGTCGAATGTAGAAAAATTGAAAGAACTAAACTTGTAAGAAACTCAAAAGGAAATGAAGTTGTATCTTCAATTGAAGTTTGGCTTCCGCCAGGATTTGAGAAGCTTCCACCAGAAAGTTTAATTGTTTTTAATGATGAAAAGAAAGTGGTTATAAATTCTGGCCATGTACCTGGTATAGTTGCTGATCAATATTTAAGGGTGTATTTAAAATGAAAAATGAGCCTTTATTTGAATTAGATGTTGAAAAAATGGAAGAGGATATAAAGCGGGTACAAAAGGCTCTGGATAAAGCAGAAGATATTGCTTTAAAGGCTGCTGCAGATGAAATGGCTGGAATTATAATGGATCTATTAAGTGAAGGAATGAATAGGGCTCCAAAAGCCACTGGATATTTAAGAGGGTCTGGTATCGCAAAGTTAAATGATGATCAGGTAGCTCATACTGAGAGTTCTGGTTCTAATGCAGCTCAAGTAGTTAAAGATTTTAAAGCAGGTAACATATCACTGCAGCAATTTGTTGATGAATTAATAGGAGAGGTGGCCTTTAATACTCCTTATGCCACTTATCAGCATGAAGAACAGGATTTAAATCATATAGATGGTGAAGCAAAATATTTAGAGAATCCTCTTAAAGAGAAATCTCCTGAATATATTAAAGGATTGGCTGCAGCAATTGAAGTTGCTTTAGATAAAGAAGGTGATAATAGTTGAGTATTTTATTAAAAAAAGTTGTTGATTTTGTGGAAGCTCATGATGTCGGAACTTTTAGTGAAGATATGTTTATTGGGCAGAGGCCATCTAAGCCGATTGACTGTATTACTTTTTACGATACACCTGGTAGAGCGCCTAGAAAAGATCAGACATCTGATAGAACATTCCAGGTTATTACTCGGAATAAAAGCTATCCTCTGGGAATAGGCAAAGCTGGAGAAGTACAAAAAGTTTTAAAAGAATTATATCAGTTTTGGCTTGGTAATACCTGGGTAATTAAGTTAGAAGCCCAAAATGAACCGGGCCATATTGGTAGAGATGAAAACGGAAACCATTTATTTAGTGCAAATTATAATATTTGGATAAAGGAATAATTAAAGAGAGGTGATTTAAATGACTGTTACTAAGGCTGTTAGAAACCCTGGTAATTTTACCGTAGGCCCTTCAGATATTTTTGTTGGAGCGTACGGTTCTAATAAAGAAGATGCCCGAGATATTGGTATAACCCAGGGTGGAGTTAGCTATAGTAAGGAAACTGAATTCAAAGAATTTGATGATGCTGATCAGTATTTAGGAGTAATCGGTATAGCAAAAATTGGTGAAAGGCTAGAAGTTACTTTCACTATGAAAGAAAATACTTTGGAAAATATGAAACTCGCATGGGGTTTAGTTGGTGAAGCACTTGATGCTCAAAATAACACACTTTATTTTGGAGGTTCCCCAAAAGTTGAATATAAATCTTTATTTGTTGATGGACCAGCTCCAGGTGGGGGAACTGCAAATTATGAGTTTTGGAAGGCTTTTCCCATTTCGGCATCAGAAGTTGAACAGACAAAAGATGATAATGCGGTTTATGAGGTAACAATGTTAATCATTGAAGATATTACAAAAGATGAAAAAACTAGATATGGTAAAAGGATTGATACTTATGATGACACCGAACCTCCTGTTATTAATGCTGTATCTCCTGCTGATAGTGATATTGATGTTGCAATAGATATGGAAGTTGAATGGACTTTTTCTGAAGCAATACAACAAAGAGATATTACTAAAGGTAATTTCAATATTGTTGATGCTACAGGAAGTGAAATAGCTGGAGATTTAGCTTATAATCCGAATGATTTTACTGTTACGTTTATTCCAGAATCAAATTTAGCAAATGACACATTGTATCTTGCTTTTGTATCTGGAGAAATAAGAGATATGGCAGGTAATTCAATGGGAGATAACTATCGTACTAGTTTTACCACAATAGTATAAAAATTATTTAAAGCAGGGGAAACCCTGCTTTTCAATATTGGAGGAGATTATTTTGACTACAAAAGTAGATGAAGTTTTAATACCAGAAATTAAAAAGGTTTATGTTGGAAAAGAAAAATTTGAAGTTGGCCCACTGGTTAGAGCTAAATATGGAAAATTGATAAATGTTTTTGCAGAATTAGTTTTAAATTTAGATCAAGAAATTTTAGAAAATGCTGAAGATAATATACCTGATTTGATTAGTGTTATAAGTGAGAAAGCGTTACTAAAGCTATATTCAGCAGTGTTAGATAAAGATGAAGAGTGGGTAAATAATAATTTATTAATTTCTCAGGAGATAAAATTATTTGGTGTTATTTTAGAAGTTAATGATATAGAGATGATCGTTGAAAATTTTACAAAAGTTCTGCAGTGGAAAGCAATGATTCAGAGAGCAAAAACCAAGTTACAGAGTTCGAAGCAATAGAAAAAATAGCTAGTACTTATTCAATGCCTCCTGATGAAGTGATCTGGAAATATACTAAAAAACAAATTGAAGAAATATATATACAAATTCAAAAACGGGAGACTGAGGAAATTAATCTTGAATATAAGATGATTAGAGCTACTAGAACACAAAACCCACCAGAAAACTTTTTAGAAACTGGTAAGTCTAAAAAAATTAGTAATGATGCTCAAGACACTGGAGTCGGATCAGATGAAGAGTTGAAGAACCATAATCCTAATTTGAAGATCAGGAGGTGAGCTTATGGCTTATAATGCAGGTGCTATAGTTACAAACTTTACAGCTGGAGTAAAAGATTTTAAAGCAGGTATTAAAACAGCTAAAGAAGAGTTATCTGGATTGGCAAAGTCAGTATCAAAAACAGGAACTAAGCTAAAATCAGCAGGTTCTTCAATGACTAAAAATATAACAGCACCACTTGTAGCTATAGGGGCTGCAGCTGGTAAATTCGGGATTGAGTTTGAAAATTCTATGACTCAATCTCTTTCTATTATGGGTGATGTTTCTAATAAGATGAGAACCCAAATGGAAAATACAGCTAGAGGGGTTGCTCTATCAACTGATAAATCGGCCAAAGAGGCTGCAGATTCATATTATTACCTGGCATCTGCTGGTATGGATGCAGCTGAAGCGATGGAAGCTTTACCGAAAGTTGCTGAGTTTGCTACAGCTGGTAATTTTGATATGGCCACAGCTACTGACCTTTTAACTGATGCTCAAAGTGCTTTAGGTTTAGCAGCAGAAGATACTGCTGAACATATGGAAAATATGCAGCGTGTATCTGATGTGTTAACACAGGCTCAAAATATGGCTAATGCTAGTACTCAGCAGTTTTCTGAAGCAATGACTAATCAAGCAGGTGCAGCTTTAAAAGCTACGGGTAAGGATATAGAAGAAGGTACGGCTTTATTAGCAGTTTTTGCTGATATGGGTATAAAAGGTTCTGAAGCTGGTAATATGCTTTCTAGAACACTCACTTATTTAACTGATGCTCAAAATAAAAATAAAGGTATGTGGGAAGAACATAATGTGAGTATTTATGATTCTGAAGGCAATATGAAACATATAGCTGACATTATAGAAATGCTAGAGAATAAATTATCAGGAATGTCCGATCAACAAAAAGCAACAACTTTAAAACAGCTAGGTTTTAATGCTGAAACTCAAAGAACCATTAACTTATTAATGGGTACTTCTGAACAAGTTAGACAGTATGAAACTGAATTAAGAAATGCAGGTGGAGCAACAGAAGATATTGCAAACAAACAAATGAAATCTATGCAGAAAAGGCTAGGTTTATTAAAAGATGGTTTAATTGATGCTGCTTTATCAATTTATGACATGCTAGAGCCTGCTATATCAAATGTGTTACTCCCTATATTCCAAGCTTTAGTCGGTGGTATTAGAAAAGTAGCGGGTTGGTTAGGTAATTTACCTGAGCCAATACAAGCTGTTATTGGTGTGTTTGGAATGTTGGCAGCGGCCATTGGTCCTGTTCTTGTAGTAGTCGGAACTATTATGACAACCATAGCACCTTTAATACCTACCATTACAGCAGTTGGTTCAGCAATCATGGCTTTAGGAGCTGGCCCGCTTGTTGCTATAGTAGCTGCAGTTATTGGGGTTATTGCTATATTTTCAACATGGCATAAAGAAATTTTAAATTTTATAAAAGTTGTTGGTGGAGCATTAATAGGATTTTTTACAAATTTACCAGAGATTATTGAATTCTACTGGAATGCTGCAGTTGATATTACAAAAACTGTTTTAAATAAATTAAGAAATGAAATTAGTAATGTTCTATATAACATTGGTAAAATTGTTGATTCAGCCTGGAATACAGTCAAAAAATATACTTTAAATGGCTGGAATGCTATTAAAAATACAATAAATAATATTTTAAGTGTTATTACTACTCTCTTTTTAAACTGGACACCAGCTGGACAGATAATCAAATATTGGGATCAAATTTTAGCTTATACTCAAGAGGTTTGGGGTAAAGTTAGAGATTATATAGCTGAAATATGGGCCAGCATAATTGAGACAATATCAAATTCCCCTTTAGTAAATGCTATTAAAGAAGTTTATGGGAGCATAAAAGATACGATTATTAATGTGTTTAAAGCTATGGTGGATAACATTAGTAATGCTTGGAATACAATAACAGGTTATATAACTGATTCTTCTATCTGGAATAATGCAATAAATACATTCCAAAATTTTGTTAATAGTTTTATAAGTGTTTTTAGTAAAATAGCCCAAACTATCAATGATGTTTGGAGTAGAGTTATTAATTTTACAGTTGAAGCATTTAGCAATATTGCTGAAGATATGAAGAAAATGTTTAATGCTGTGGTTGATTGGATTCCAGACAAAATAGGAGAAATTGTCAATGGTATTAAGGCATTCTGGACTGATGTTTATGACTATTTATCAAATCAAGATTTATATTCTATAGGAAGAAATATTATCGGTAGTTTAGCTAATGGTGTTAGGTCGGCTATGAATAGTGTAATTCAGTCTGTTAAGGATGTAGCTTCTGGATTGACAGATGCAGCGAAAAAAGTTTTAGGAATTGCTTCTCCTTCTAAAGTTTTTGCTGAAATTGGTACTAATATAGGCCAGGGTATGCAGCAGGGGATCGAAAATGAAGAAGCTAATTTAGCAGAAAAAATAAACTCTATTAAGAATAAATTAACTACATCTATGAATATATCACAGGCACAAATTAATCCTATAGCTAAAAAGGCTGTGAGTAGTATTAATAATGCTACTAATAAGACTTATAATAACTTCCAGCCAACAGTTAATTTAAATGGATCGGGTGGTAATAATCCTTCTGATGATAGAAGAAAACAGGAGCAATTAATGAGAAAATTAGGCGCTATATATGGGGCAAAATAAAATTGAAGGAGTGATTTATAATGGCAGGTAGTTTAACAAATATTGGTGAAGAATTAATGCTTAATTTAGTTTTTAGAAGTACTGGCACTGCACCAACCAATATATATTTAGGATTGGCAACTAATGATGTGAGTACAGAAACTTTGGAAGACACAAGTGTTTTTGCTGATGTAATCGAAGAAGATGATGCAGGTTATATCAAACAAGAAGTTATATTTAATGCCCCAACACAGGTATCTGGAAAGGCCACTATTGATAACAATGCTGATTTAGAGTTTGGACCTTGGAGTGCTGATGCTGATAGTGCTATCACCTATGCTTTTTTAGTAGATAATAATGATAATCTATTAGGAATATTTGAACTTCCATCAGTTAAACAACCAGTAACTGGAGAATCTATTTTGGTTTCTGCAGGAAATTGTGTTTTTGATTTAGACTAGGAGTGATTTTATGAATTTAGAGATTATTAATTCTGAGGGAGAAAGTTTGATCCTTCCTCAGAATGATAAGTTAATTTTGCAACAATGGGATGGCTTTGCTACTCCAAGTCATTCATTAGTTACTGATAAAGCACCTGATCAGATAGGCTCTACTGTAATTAATAAAGTTTTTGATTCTAGGACTATAAATATTGATTTTGTGATAAACGCTGAAAACAAGCAGGAAGTTTTTAATTTAAGACGCGAAGTTTTAAGAATACTAAATCCGATATATGATGGTGGAATACTTAAATGGACTCAAAACGATGATATAACATATCAAATTGGAATTGAGCTTGAAAATTTACAGATGCCTGGAGGAGATGGGCAGGGTAAGACTTTTCAGTTAGTACAGTTAAGCTTTTTGGCCGAAGATCCAAGATGGTTTGATGAAAATATTACTACTGTAAACTTAAATATTAATGAGACTACAAGTTTTACTAATACGGGAGACACTAAAACTGATTTTGAAATTACTATCAATGGGCCAATCGTAAACCCTGTAATTACTAATGTTAACAATGGGCAAAAAATAAGAATTAACTATAATTTGTTAACTAATGAGAAAATAATTATTAATACAAAATTTGGTAACAAAAATGTCAAAGTAGTTAGTCCTGAAGGTAAAGAAAGTAGAGCTTTAAATATTTTAGATTTGGAATCAGAATTATTTTATTTAGGAAAGAAAACGAATTCAATTGAAGTTGAAGGCCAAGGAGTTAATGCTGATACTTCAGTTAAGATTGAATTTTATAATCGTTATATAGGGATGTGATTAGATGGTTCTTTCATTAGATTTTTCTGGAATAAGTAATATTAATCTAAAGCTAGATGATTTGTTAAATTTAAAATATAATGCAT